CTATTTATGCCCAGCAAAGCTGTGGACGGTCGGCTACGGCCATGTTTTGTACCCGGACCAAGCGAGGCTCAAAGCCGACGAAAGACCCTCCTATCCACTCAAGACAGAACATAATAGGGTGTGGGATGCTGACGAAATTGATGCGCTTCTTGAGACGGATTTGCTTAAATTTAAGGCTGGAGTACTACGATTATGTCCTGCTGCTGCTGATAGCGAGTCTCACCTTGCAGCACTGGTTAGCCTTTCTTTTAACATCGGGCTAGGCAATCTACAGGCTTCTACGCTACGGATGAAGTACAATCGGGCCGACTACGAAGGCGCTGCAGACGAATTTTTGAAATGGCGCAAGTCAAACGGCGTTGTTTTGAGGGGGCTCGAAAGGCGCAGAGAAGCGGAACGGGCGCTGTTTTTGTCGTAGCTGTGCCATAATACCGCCACTGTACGGGGTAACCACCAATGGCCTATTTTCGCCTCAACATCAAGCCGGGCATCGACAAGCAGAACACTGAATACGGTGCCGAAGGCGGCTACACGGACGGGGACAATATCCGTTTTCGTTACGGCCTGCCTGAGAAGATCGGCGGCTGGGAAGGTTTCGAGGGCCAAGATACCTACCTCGTGGGCATGCCCAGCGAGGTGTTTACGTGGACGAGCCTGTCTGGCATTCCCTACGCCATGGTGGGCACCACCAAAAAGCTCTACGTTTCCACGGGCGGCCTGTGGTTCGATGTCACCCCGCTCAGGGACACTACCACGGCAGGCGCTGTCACCTTCGCCGCGACCAACGGCTCGGCCATCATCACGGTGACTGATACCGCACACGGGGCCAAGTTGGGGGATTTCGTCACGTTCAGCGGGGCGGTATCGCTGGGGGGCAACATCACCGCTGCCATCCTGAACGCTGAGTACGAAATCACCTCTATTGTCAGCGCCAATGCCTACACCATCACGGCGCCCGTGGCGGCCAACGCCAGCGATTCCGGCAACGGCGGCGCTTCTGTCGTCGGCGCCTACCAGATCTCCATCGGATCCGATGTCAACTACTTCGACTTCGGCTGGGGCACCGGCACGTGGGGCCAGAGCACGTGGGGCACGCCCCGCCCAGCAGGCTCCACCACGGCCTTGGACTCTCGCGTCTGGCAGCTGGACAACTACGGCGAGGACGTTGTGTGCCAGCTGGTGGACGGCCCGGCTTACTATTGGGACCTGTCTGCAGGCAATGCCACTCGCGCTGTTGTGCTCTCCGGTGCGCCGACGAAGAGCAAGTACGCCCTGATTTCTACTCCAGACAGGCACCTTGTCTGCTTTGGCACTGAGGCCGTCATTGGCACGCCGTCGTCACAGGATCCGATGTTCGTGCGATTCTCCAGTCAGGAGGACATCACGCAGTTCGTCGAGAGCGCGACCAACACGGCCGGCGGACAACGGCTCACGGACGGCAACGAGATCGTCACGGCAGTGCGCTCGCGCGGCCAGATCCTGATCTTCACCGACACCTCCCTGCACGGTCAGCAGTTCCTTGGTCCGCCGTTCACCTTTGGCTTCCAACAGCTGGGCGCCAACTGCGGCTGTATCGGGCCCCACGCGGCTGTGGATGTCAACGGCGTGGCGTTCTGGATGGGCACTGAGGCCTTCTACGTGTTCGACGGTACTGTCAAGAAGCTCGCCTGCACGGTGCAGGACTACGTGTTCAAGGACCTGAATCAGGTCCAGAAGACCAAGGTCCACGTGGGCCTGAACAGCCAGTTCAACGAGGTGACGTGGTGGTACTGTTCGTTCACCAGCGACTACATCGACCGTTACGTCAGCTTCAATTACCTCGAAAACGTCTGGTCGATTGGCAGCATGGCCCGAACGGCGTGGGTGGATCTGAGCGCGTACCCCAAGCCGGTGGCCACGAAGTTCTATCCGGAAGGCACGCAGAGCACGATCAGCACCATCTACGGCCTGACCGCCGGCCGGGCGATTGTGTACCAGCAGGAGTCGGGCAAGGACGACAATGGCGTTTCGATGCCAAACTACCTTGTGTCTGGCTACTTTGACATCGGCGACGGCGATAACATGCTGTACATGAAGCGCTTCATTCCGGACTTCAAGAACCAAGTGGGGGACCTGACGGTGAGGCTCCTGTTGCGCCCGTACCCGCAGGCCACTGCCAGCCCAAGCTCCTTGGACCCGTATGTCATCACGCCGACCACGGACAAGGTAGACACCCGCGCGCGAGGCAGGCAGATATCTCTGCGCATTGAGAACGACGAGCTGAATTCGTTCTGGCGCTTCGGGACGCTGCGCGTCGATATCCAACCGGATGGTCTGCGATGAGTAAGATCAATAACGTCCGCCTGCCCAACGCCTCGGCGGCCTACAGCCCGGAGCAGTTCAACCAGCTGGTGCGCTCACTGGAGCAGGTGATCTTCCAGCTGAACAACACCTACACGCCGACCACCAGCGATAATATCGCGGCGGCTTCGACGTGGATGAGCGCGGGCAGCGGAGCAGGCGGTGGCTTTGCCGGGGGCATACGCGGTTTTCAGCTGTCCAACGGCATTCTGCAACCCTACGCCATGCTGATCTCCGACGCGGATCAGGCCAATGCCAGCATCACCGGGGAGAACCTGCTGACCTACAACACGGTGGCCTTGACCAACGGCATCCGGGTAGTGGACAACAGCAAGATTTACGTGCCCTGTAGCGGGCAGTATCTGGTCACGTTCACGCTGCAGGTGACCAACCGGGGCAACACGGCGGCAGAGTTCGAGGTCTGGGCCAAGGACACCGGGGTCAACTACCCACTCAGCAATACCAGATTTGATATACCCGTGCGCAAGAGTTCGACCATCTGGGCACACGTGGTGCCTGCGGTGACGGGCATTTTCACGGTCACAGATCCTGCCGTAAATTATCTGGAGATCGCATGGTGGGCGGACAGCCTTGACGTGTACCTTGAGCACTACGCTGCGGGTACCACGCCCACCCGGCCAGAGATACCATCGGTGATCCTGACCATCAACTTCATTTCAGCAGGGTAGCCAGCATGTCCAACAAGTATCTACGACAGCCGCTGATACCGTCGGCGGCCACCGAAACGGCCATTTACACGGTGCCGGCGGCCAACACGGCCGTGCTGTCGTCACTGCGCGTGACCAATACCAATGCCTCGGTGGCGGCCATTTCAGTGAACGTCTACCCGGGCGGCGGGGCCACTGCCTACGCCCTGCTGAAGACCTACCAGCTGCCTACCACGCAGACCATGGACGTTTTCAGCGGAATCCCTTGTATTTTAGAAGCTACAGACGTGCTGAAGGTGACGGCGAGCGTGGCAAACGTGGCGTTTGTGCTGTCATATCTAGAGATGGACAGATCCTGATAAACGCTTGATAATTACCGTAATCCATGCCTTGCGCATGCGGCCCTGTGAGGCCCTAAACTACACTTAGGAATTCTTCATGGCCGACGCGATGATGCCGGGTATGGGCGCCCCCGAAATGGCCCCCGCCGAACCCTCCATGGACCAGCTGGCTGCTTTCGAGCAGATGCGCCAGCAGATCTCGCCCACCGAGGTGAACCGCGAGCTGCTCGCCACCGCCGAGCAAGCGGATCCCGTTGCCGTCGCTGAATTCCGGCGCGAGCTGGCGGATCTGGACGTGGCGCCCGAAGTCATCGACATGCTCAATACGATGGTCGAGGAGGTCCTTGCCGCTCCGGGCGACTATCCTGCCATTCGCCAGAAATATCTGGCCATGGGCGTGGACGAAGAGCTTCTGCCCGAGGCCTTTGATGCAGGCCTGTTCGCCGCGCTCAACATGGCGCTGGACGAGCTCCGTGGTCCGGGGACCATGGCCCCTCCGCAGGGCTTCGCCCGAGGCGGCATTGCCAGCCTGAAGCCGATGGCCCGCGAGATGGCGGCGGCTGGTCGCTACGGCGACACCATGATTGCCCATATCAGCCCGATTGAGGCCCAGATCCTGCGCCGCTACGGTGGCAGCGGCACGATCAACCCTCAGACAGGCGCGCCTGAGTTCTTCCTGAAGAAGGTATTCAAGAAGATCGGCAAGGCGGTGAAGAAGTTTGCCAGCAGCACGATCGGCAAGATTGTGGTGGGCACCGCACTGTTCATGCTGGCCGGGCCTGCCGCCGCCAGCATGCTGGGCGCCTCGGCAGGAGGTGCAGTTGCAGCGGGCATCAGCGGCTTTGTCAGTGGCGCCGGGACTACCCTGCTCGCTGGCGGTAATCTGAAGGACGCTCTGAAGGCGGGCGCCATCGGTGGCGTGACTGCAGGCGTCGCAAAAGGCGTCATGAACCGCTTCAATGCCCCGGCCCCGGGTGCAGAGGGTGCCACGACGCGCCCGGCCACTGTCAATACGGCTGAGGGCATCACAAGGGCTCCGCTCGAAGGCGGGGTAGCCGCTCCAGCGGCCCCTGCAGCGCCCAGCATGCCCAGCATGACTGCCGCAGCCCAGCGGCAAACAGCAACACTGGCAGCGCAAACCCCAGCGCCCGGCTTCATGCAAAACCTCAAGGGGGCATTCACGCCCAATGATCAGATTGGTTTTGTAGAGGGACTCAACAAGGCGTTTAATCCCCTAGAAAGGGCCGCTGCAAGCCGTCAAAATGCGGCCATCGCAGGGGAGAAAGCCTTTGCCGATGCTGTCACAAGGGGCAGAGCCTTGGGGGCCAGCTCTGAACAGATTCTCAGGCAGGCCACTGCTGCAAAAGACGCGGCAATAGCTGCTAACACAGCTGGCGCTGTCTCCAACTTCCTTCCAGCGGTCGGGGCAGGTCTTGGGATCATGGCGCTGGCAGGAGCGGGCGAAGAGGAGCAGCAGACAGTTCCAGAGGGCTTCGAGGACTTTGCGCGCGGCATCAGCCCCGGGCAGCGGCTGCTGGAGGCCGAACCGCAGCGTTATGGGCTCAACTTTGGCGGCGTGCAGACCACCGCAACGCCCGAGGTTTACAACCCCTACACCTTCTACGCCCCGCCCCGCAGGGCCGCCAAGGGCGGCTCCATGGACAAGCACTTCCCGCGTAAGACGGGCCCGATCAATGGCCCCGGCACGGGGACCTCGGACAGCATCCCGGCGATGCTGTCGGATGGTGAGTTCGTGTTCACGGCCAAGGCCGTACGCGGCATGGGCAACGGATCTCGGCGCGCTGGTGCCAAGAAAATGTACGCCCTGATGAAGAAATTAGAGGGTCGCCAGAATGGCTAATGACATCTCAACTCAAACAGTAATTCAGCGCGAAGCGCCTGAAGTCGAAGCCTATAAGCTGGGCCTTCTGCAGGAGGCCCGGCGGCTTTACAACGAGCCGATGATGCTGCCGGCCGTCGAGGCAGCGGGACTGTCTCCAGCCGAGCAGCAGGCGATGGATCTGGCCCGACAGGGCATCGGCGCCTTCGAGCCCTACGTGCAAGCCGGTGCGCAGGGCCTGACGCAGGGCATGGATCTGACGCAGCGCGGCGCGCTGGCCGCAGGCGCGGTGCAGACCGCCCCGCAGTTCCAAGAAGCGCAGAACGTGCTGGGTCGCGCAATGCCGGTGCTTGGGCAGGGCATCGGTGGCCTGCTGGGGGCTGCTCAGGCATACGACCCAAATCGCAGAACGGCACGAACTTTCAGTAGTTTGGCGGAACAACAGGCCGACCCCACCGTTCGGCAGTTGAATGCAATCAGCCAGCAACTCAGTGGGATGGACCCGCAGTCACCGGAGGCGCAGGCACTGCGGGGCCAGTTCACCCAGCTTGAGCAGGGCATGTATCAGACCCCCGCTGAAGCCTTCATGAACCCCTACCAGCAGGCCGTCACCCAGAATGCACTGGGCGAGATGCGCCGACAGGCCGACATTGCCCGGCAGGGACAGGCCGCACAAGCTGTTGCCGCTGGCGCCTTTGGTGGCACTCGCGAGGGCGTGCAGCGCGCCGAGTTTGAGCGGGGCGTGCAGGACCTGATGACGCAGCGCATCATGCAGGACTATGCCCAGAACTACCTGCAGGCGCAGCAGGCCGCCATGCAGGGCTTCGAGGCGCAGCAGAACAGACAGCTGGCATCCAGTCAGGCCCTTGGGCAGGCGGCCACGCAGTACGGTCAGCTTGGTCAGGGCATCGGTGCGCTCACCGCGCAACAGGCCAGCACGGATCTTGCGAAGGCGGGGGCACTGGGCTCGCTTGGTGGCCAGATGGGCCAGCTCGGTTCGCAGTACGCGGGCCTTGGCGAGGCCACACAGCGCCTTGGCGCGGCAGACGTTGGCCTGCTGGCCGGTCTCGGCGGCATCGAGCGTGGCGTGGCGCAGAGCCAGCTCGATGCGATGCGGCAGACGCAGGTGCAGGAGGCCATGACGCCCTACCAGCAATTGGGCTTCATTTCCGACATCTATCGCGGCGCGCCCACCACGTCGATGGCGCTGACATCCCAAACCGCACCGAGTGCGAGCCCCATGCAGACGGCTCTTGGCTACGGGGTAGCCGGACTTTCCGCAGCAGCCGGCCTCAAGGGTCTTTTCTAGGAGTTGCCCATGGCAAAAAATAAAATGCAGATGGTCGATGACGACCAGATCGAGAATGTCGGGATCATGTCCGGCTTCATGGATGATCTTGATGAGATCATGGGCGAACTCGACGACGAGATGGAAGACGATGACGAAGGCGATGAGAGCGACATGGCAAACATGCTCGACCGTCGCCCGGATTCTCCCGAGATCCTGATGAACAACCTGCGCGGCGACTATCGCTCGATCGATGCGCGCCGTGAAGAGCTCGCAGATCTGGTTGGCTACAATGCCGCCTCCGAGACCCCCGATGCGGTGCTGGCCATGCTGCAGCCCGTGCTCGCGAAGCAGGGCATCGGTGCTCTTCCCCCGATGAATGCTCCGATGCCCCCCGAGATGGCCGCGCCCGGGGGCGTGGGATCGCTGCCCATGGACCAAGGGCCTATGGCCGCCCCGCCGATGATGCC